TGACTTGGTTTATAGTATTTTTTATGGCAAACATAGAACCGTTTGCTATGAAAGGAAAAACCTTTGAAACTCGTGATGAGTGTATAGTTTACGTAAATAATCCTAGTAATGCGTCAACACTTGCAATTGAAGTAATTGCCATAGCAGGGTTTAATGACACAATAACTGCTATAGCTTGTTTACCTGAAAACGAAATACCAAAACACGAAAAATCATCAATATAAAAAAAGGGGGATCAAAGATCCCCCAGTTTTGTTCGGTTTTTTCCGACTTCTTATTAGAACAAGTTGGATACGTATACGCGACGGTAGTACACGTTTTTGTTGGCGGTAAGAGCGCCAGCTGAACGAGTTGAACCAAATGCGAATGGGTTTGCAACCATACCATAGCGAGTTTTGAACCCGATTTTTGGTTGGAAGCTGTTTTCTCCAACTGCGCGGTACATTTGCAATGGAACGTATGGGCAATAGAACAAGCCTGCATCAAATGCGCTTGCACCTTTATAACCTACGACCAGATAGTTGCTACCTGCATATGGGTCAATATACACTCTGTAACGACCGTTAAGAACACCAGCAAATGTGTTGCCTGTGTCATCAACTGAAAGTGCATTACCATTCAGCGCTGGAGCGTAATCAAGAACACCGGCCATCTGTAAAGCTGATGCAACATCAGAAGAACAGATAACGATGTTACCTTTGCCCCGACGAGTAGCTTTTGCGATTGCATTGGCTTCAATCTCGATTTGGAACATCAGGCCTTTGAATTTTTCAACTGACCAACGACCATTTGCGTCAATGTCAAGATCAAACGTACCAGGTGAATCAGCACCAGCTGCGCCTGTTACCGCAGATGTATAAATTGTACGAACAACTTCGCGGTTAATTTCAGCCAAGATTTCTGACTGAAGAATATTTGCGAGTTCGCCTTCTGCGTCAAGACCGTGTACGGCACGCAAATCCTGAGCAAGCTCAGTTGTGTATTCCGCTTTCAACGCACGTGATTTTGCAGATACAGTAACTTTTTCGATCGCTAACGCCATCTCTGCAAAGTTTGTACCGTTTCCATCACCCAGGGCTTCAGCCGCTGTAGTAGTAAGGCCAGTACCTGTTGAAACACCACCGTATGCAGCTCCTGTTGTACTGGAATGAGTACCTGTACCAGAGAAGTCTGTATCAGCTTCATTATAGAAAGCTTCCTGTGCAGTGTTACCTGATTGTGCATTGTAGTTTGAACGCATTGCAAAGATCAGGCCAGTTGGACCAGTCATTGGCTGAACGCCTGCAATATCATATGCCATCAAGTTTGGCATTGAACGACGTACCAACGAAATCAGTACTGGGTCATAACCTGCTACCGGTGATGCACCGGCGCCTGAACCAAAACCACCTGTACCGGCTGCGTTTGTTGGCGCTTCTTGAAGTAGTGATGTCATATTAACTGACTGATCACCAGTTTCAGCTAAAGCTTTTTCTGTGTTTTCAAGAAGAGTAGCAGTAACTGCTTTTCTGTGCTCGTCTTGAATTGGTGCGAAAGATGAGTGCTCAAGAAGAGGACCCCACTTTTCAACAAGTGCTTTATTAGTAGATTGACTCATTTTTGTCTCTCCTTATTTTCTTTTGTTATCAACTGAGTTTATTTATAATTTTGTTTGTTTCACTAATGCGAATACTTATGATTTGGCGTCTAGAGCTTCAATTAAAGCCTGAACTGTAGAATATTGAGAAACTTGTTTTTTGGGCTGATCTTCTTCTAGCACAATTTCCTCTTCTTCTGCATTCTCATTTACGACGACTTTATCTTTCTTAAAGAATGATTCTCTAAGTGTGTTAAGATCGCCTTTATAAGATTCAAGATCTTCATCATCCAGTTTTTCAGACAGAGTTTTCAATCTCTCTTTTTGTGAGACAGTCAATCCTTCTGATATTTCATCAAATACTTTTGATGCTTTTAACGAATTAATTTCTTTACCAAGCTCAAGATTAGTATTAATAGCTTCGTTTGCTTGAGTTTGTAATTCCGCCACTTGTTCTTCAAGTTGAGTAACTACATCAACAGTCTCTTCGTTAACCTCAATATTATGTTCAGTGAATAGCTCTTTAAGTCCATCCATCAGGGACTCTGCCATTTCAACTTTAATGCCTGTTTCAATAGCAAGTTCATTTTCTGTCATCCATTCTTGGACAACATAATCAAGATAAGAGTCTAGGTTTTCAATGATACCATTAATACCTTCTTCGACTGCTTCTTGTAATTGTCTATCGCTATCTTCTTCAAGCTTAGCAACAGCTTCTTCAACCCGTGCCTTTGTAGCTTCATTTACGGCAGCTTCAAATACTAAAGTTACTTTAGATTTGAAGTCTTCTGATAGATCCATACCATCGAACATTTGTGAAATGGATTCTTCTACAGAAATAATTTCTTCTTCAATTACTTCTACTTCTTCAGTTGTTTCTTCAGACTCGCCCATTGCTTTATCTGCTTTACGGGATGGAGCCTTTGTATCGGCTTTACCTTGCGGAGTTTTTACCGTATCCTCGATATTATCTGCTTTTGGGTCTGCTTTTGCTTTAACGTCGGCTTTCTTTTTCTTGATTTCGCCACCTTCTCCGGGGACTGCATCAGGAACAGTAGAAATACCGTCGTCTGCAACGAATTTTTCATCTAATTCTGACATATTACTCTCCTTTTAATTTGGATTCGTGTTTCATATCCATTTATTTATAAAAATTAATTTCTTAATGAAGATATAAACTTTTCAAATAATTTCGTGGCATGAGATTCATCAATAACTCTCACGGTACGTTTATAAGTTTGTTTTACTTCTTTAACGATTTCTTCTATTGCCTGTTCTGCAACCTGAGGTCTCCATGTACCTGAAGCAATATCATAAAAGTATTCTGTGTTTTCCATAATTCCATTTACAAAGCAGTCTGGACCTGAAGGATCTGTCACAATATCAACTGTTGCTAAATGGAAATCATCTTGCACTTCCATGACGCCATCTTTTCTTGGTTTTACAGATCCTAGGCCGCGCGTTGAAACTCCACATTTCACGCCTTCGTCAATAAAAGTTTTTACAATTTCTCCCATTGGCGTACTAAGGATTTTTGCTTTTCCGATAAAGTTTGATCCATCACGTTTCATTTCAGTAATTAAATGTGAAACACGTTCGCCGTTGATTTGAGGACCATTTGGATGACCAAGCTCACCAAGAGCTCTTTTTGTTTCAACAAAATTCTTATTGTAACGTTGCATTTCTTTATCTAAAATGTTACTCGGATATGAACGCCCATTGCGATTTTGAATATCGCCTTGCATAAAGATACCTTCAATGAAGTAATTTTTCTTACCATCTTCGGTTGATTCAGTAACGACCGAACAGTCTTCGTTAAATATTTCGGTAATTAACTTCATAAGATAAACTCCTGTTTTTACATTTGTTTTATATTTATAATTATATTAATGTCTGTAAGCTATTGGGGTTGCTATCAATGTTGTTGAACCTGCTACAGTATCGGTCGCGGCTTTTTCAATAATTTCAGAAGTTCCTGCACCCATAGTAAATCCACCGTTTACAGTGCCTGAAATGGTTACATTTGAAGCTGCAGCTGCATAAAGCCTTACTAAAGTTGAATCTGATACTGTATTTGCTGTCGTAAAGCTAACAGGGTTTCCTAATACTTTTAAAATCATTACATTGCTTCCTTTGCAAATTCTAAGATTTCTGCAAATCCTTTTTTATCTTTCATAGCAATCGTTTCCATTTTTTTACGATTAGTAGAAGTTAATTTTTTAAGCATTTTATTTAATATGTCAGAGTCTTCTTTACTTAAAATCATAGATTGATTATTTTTAAATTTAATAATGCCAGGCTTAAACGCTTCATCAATTTGCTCAACTTCCTCATTCGCTACAATCTTATCCTGACCTTTATCATCGGTTTGTTTATTCTTCACTGTTTTATAAACAGTACGTGTTTTGCCATCAGGACCTGTCATATTGACTGGTTTCTTAATTGCAGACAAAGTAGTTTCATCAAGCTCAACTGATTCTTTTTTAATTGAGTCATGAAGACCACTTTTATATTTGCCACTCGCTAAAGCATCTTGTGCTTTCTTATGATAACCCTGTTGATGCGGCTTCCCAAGAGCATAAACAGGAAGCTTATGATAATCGTGACCGTCTTTTTTAGCCAAATGTTTAGCAACTGTCTGTGTATAGTAAGCGCTTGATTCATTTGTATTTTCTTTCTTTTCCCAAGGTGCGGGCTTAAGTGTAACTGCTTTTTTACCTTTTTCAGATGCGGCAGACGCTTTTGAAAGTTCTTTAGCTAATGCTGCCTTTTGGCTTTCATCTAATTCTGCTTCTTCACCCATGCTCATTACTTCAGCTGTTGCATAGCTATATAATGTTTGCATTTCTTTTGCTACGCCGGCTAATTTGTTTTGAAACCATTCTTCAGGATCTTGTGTAGATTGAACATAACGAGCAATACCCATGATATTATGTGACATTGAACGCAAGGCATTCATCATCATTGGTTTTTCTTCCATTGGATTTTCTGACAATTCTACTTCTTCATTTTTGTGCGCAGCTTTATACATATCAACTGCCTTTGCATACTTTGGATTCTTCATCATACGCTTTGATTCAGCCTCATCAGGGTTTTGATGAATCATACGTACTGTTGGCTCATCTAATTTATGAGTCTTCATATGCTTTTTATAAGCATCAAACTTTTTAGGATCTACATTTCCACCAAATCTATTTCTCATTGGTGTCATACTACGAGAAATCTCATCGATTTGCTCTACAGATTCATTATATTGATTGGCTTTTTGAGTTGCTGCATGTGCCGCTCGGCTTCCTCCGCCACTAGCTACCTCAGGACGAAGATGTTTTGGCTTAGAAAGATAATTATCGTAATATGATGCGGCTTTCATATGGGCTCTTGCAGCAGCTTTGTGTACTGATGCAGCCATTCTATCACCATCTTTATGTGCTTTTTCAGCTTG